TAGCTCTTACAGCCACTAAAGTTATTATCACCAGCATCCACAGAAGAGTAATACGCCTAGCCCCCTTGTGCTTATTGAAGAACTTGTCTATCATCCTGCGCCTATAAATATTTAACTGGGGATTTCGTTTTCCAAGAACTCGATCTTGGTTATCCAAGGTCCATTGTTATTATCTTTGAGGGCCATCCCCAGGGTGCCTATTTCTGCTATGTCCGTCCAGAGTTCCTTTAAGGAATTCTATCTTCTTGCCGAAGTCCATTAAGTGTGCTCTTGTCTCTGAGGAGAACTGCCTAAGCTCAATACTAAGGTCTCTGTAGAACTCATTTGTTCTAGCCTCCATCCGTACAAGATGATCTTCAATAGGCTGCACCCTATCCGCCATAATAGCATGGATCTTAGCCTCCGGTACTTGGTGTAATTCCAACACCCTCACTTTCTCATCCATACTCTCTACCTTCGCCCTCACCTTACCTATATCTTCCTTCACATCCCCCAGCCTCTTGTCCAGGTCCTCCTTTTGCTCTTTGGTCATTCTGTGTTTGTGTGCGTACCAGAACTGGTAGAGGCCAAACAAGAACCCTAGTACTGCAATACTCACTAAAACTGTTTTATCTAGGGGCATAACATATCTCAAAATATACGAGGTTTTAGTATCGGCCTATGGCAAACCAGTGGGCTCTTACCATTGCGTTATTTAACCAAAACGCAGTTTGGGTGCCTGTAAGATTCATATTGCCTGATTGTATGGTATGTAGAGTGCACCCTGTCAAGGTGACATTAGTCGGGCGTATGTCAAGCCCTACACTAACAGCCCCAGAGGAGGTGCCGGATGGCGGGAATACCTGGGGGGACACTACTATTACGGGGGTGTTTGACCCTGTTACACCGATACCTCCTACAAATGCCTTAGAGAAGGTTAGGTTTGCGGAAGCGTTTACTGGGTACCCTACGGTGTACCCGTATTGCACCATAACTCTTAAACCTCCCGTCAAGAAGGTTGGAAGCTCTATCCTGTCGCTCCAACTTCCAACCTGCATACTTCCGTTAGGTAACCTAGCGTTAGGTACCGTACCTGCGTTTAAGTTGGAGGCATTCTGAAGGAAAGCTCTTGTAGCTCCTTGCAGGAAGTTGGAATTCAACCCACTGTTATTATCGTCGACCATCTGCACCAGATCCATAACATCTTGAGCAGACAAGTTGGAAAGGACCGTGGCAGCCAACTGACCTATAGTAGCCCTATAATCAGTGGACCCCTTCTTAGTGGCCAACAAGTCAGAGTTTATCACTCCGGGGGTTGCTGGTAATTCATTAATCTCTTTCATTATGAGGTTTTCCTAAATACTCGAACGGGGGTCCCGGCTAAAGTGTCTGTACCTAGGTTTTCCCAAGTACCGCCCTTCCTACTCTCTATATCAACAGATGTCAATGTTGTGTCTGCTGTGTAGTGGATGTCATTCACCTCACCTTGGCGTAGGTAAGTGACATGCTTGCCCAGGGCGTATAAGATGTAATTAATAAAAGGTCGGTAGAAGGGACCTCTTAAAGGTATACCTCTTAACTTAAAAGCTACATCTGGTTCTAATCTGTTGAAGGTGAGGACAGTGCCTCCATCAATCTGGGATGTGTAATACTGGGTCTCAAGCTCTGTAGCCCACTCAACACTCTCTGTAGGTCTTGGCATAATAAGTCTCTTTAATTGTATGTTCTTGGACCTAGTAGCCCAATGCTCTGATAGCTATTCGATTACCTTGATCGTCTACGATGAAATTATCTTGGTCGTCTACCAAGAAGCCATGTAAAACTCTTGCTTCTCTGTCAACCACTTCTGCTAGAGGTGTCCAGTGGATGTCACTCATCTCAGCCATCTCATCACCTGCCAACCCTTCGGCTACCTCACCTGTGGTGTTCACCACCCAAGGCTCCAACACACCATCTACGCGGAACTGGTATGCTTCCTGCTCCCCTGTTACAAGGGGCTCCGGCGAGGCTATAATCTCTGCTCCCCGGAAGGAGTCAAGGTCCTCATCTAAGGCCAGTAATACATGCACCCCTGCCATAGATATACGTCTAAGCTGGGTGATAGTAGAGTTATTCCAACCCCGCCCCATGTGGGCATGTACTGTGTGGGGGTTAAGCTCGTAGAACCTAGTTTGGTCTGATCCGCTTAACACCCTCATACCAGAGTGGAAGGATTCTGTGGTGCCATCGGAGCGTTGTAATAGCATCTGACCTAAGATAACAGTTCGGAACTCCCCATCACCCCTGCCGAGCCTCTGAGCACCCACCCACTCGCCTATGATATCTAACATCACTCCTGTGGCGTTAGTGATACCATTCTGGTCTATGAAAGCTAAGAGGGAATCTTCCACCTCTTGAAACCCCCCTACCCAGCTATCTAGTAGAGCTAGAAGTTTAGGGGACTCCCCATACTGAGACAGCATCAACTCCCTGGCCTGCTCTTTGTGATCAACCCTTGTTATGTCAGTCATACTTCACCTTATTCTTATTGGGTCGATTCAGCTTAGATTGTTTCCACATAAATATCTGTCACTGTCGTACTAGCGTACCCTGAGTCTGAAATAGATATTGTCGCATCTGACCACTCGTTGGGGTCAGGTGTATCCCCTGGTTCATCTAATTCTTGAATCTCAACAATCACCCGACCTATGCCAGGGCTTGCTGCGTAGATCCCGCAATACAACCTACCTGGGATCATGTCTACGCCAAGCGGAGTGGCATTAACTGTGTTGAACACAGCCACCTGTACAGCAGCCACTAGGTTGCCTGGAACCAACTCCTCCTCATATTCTTCATACTGCACACGCACAGCGAAGTGCCTTGGTACAGGTCTTGTGAAGCTTACATATCGCTCTCTTCCTGAACTGTCTGTGATGAACAAAGAGGTGTTGCCGTGTAAAGGGATACCTGCCCCCTTAGTTCTCCACACCTCCTGAGCTACAGCTTCATCCGTGCCCCCTAACACAATGCTTTCTATGTGCCACAATGGTAGTCCGTCTACTGTCTCAGGGTCGTCTGTGGTGTTCTCAATGGTCCTAGCGAAGCTAACCCCTGGGACATTCCGTAAGAGGGCACCTTCGATATTCAGGATGGTTCCTGTGGATAGACCTGTGATACCTGTGGCTATTCGATTACGGTAGTTTGCATCAGATTCTAGGTTACGTCCTTCTGAGAACGCTTCCCGGTTGTTAGTCTCTGTGATGGCAGCAAATGTAGTGGTGTCCATCACTTCTGCTGGAACTACAACAGGGCCATCTTCTGTAAGCTGTATGTAGAAGAATATCTTAACAGAGGGTATGGTGAGGAATGTAGTTTGCAGGGTGATAGACAATAGAACATTGGGTTCTGCCTCTATAAGTAGAGAATCATCTTCAAACGTAGACACTGACCAGTCACTCTGAGGATTGGCATTGATAGCTGCGATAAGGCCATCTCTGATATCCGCTGCTGTATCCCCTACTTCTGACACATAAGCATACAACAAATTGTCAACTACGAAGCTATAAGTTTCCTCTTCCTCAACAGTGTCAACAGTTATGATAGCTGCTGCAAGGGCATCCTGATCTGCTGTAACCGTTTCAACAGTAGTGGCTACATCATCCACTGTGCTAGAGCTAAACTGTGTTCCTGCTGGGATAACTGTACCTGGAGGTAGCCAAGCATACTGTGTAGTGGTTTGGCTAGGAGCAGGCTGTAATCTTACAACATCACGTATGAAGCCCAACTCATCTAAGTTATTACCTTCAGCACTGGACAACCTGATGCTATCAAATGCTGCTTCAACCAACTGTGCTATCTGATCTGCTGATCGGGCATACACACTGTTAAGTTGATAAATCAATTTGTTATTCTGATACTTGAATCGCTGAGGTATTGTGGTTCTCTGTGCGTCTTCAATATCTTGAAGGATCTCGTTATATCTGGGGACGACCAAACCGTTCTCATCAAATGCCATTTGCAATCTCTTCTCTAATACTTATCGGCCCTGAAGGGGTGTCCAGTTTAGCTTCTACGATGATCTCCCCGGAGTAGGGGTTTAGGATACTTTCATAGCTGATGATAGATGTAATCTCTTCGTTACTCAGGATGGCCCCACGTACATAGCTGTCGAACACTGTCTTGTGTGTCTTACCTAGGATAGCTATATCGTTGTTCTCATTCTGCATCCAAGGGACACCGTATGTGATGTCTTTGAACCACTCCCCTCTGAAGGCTTTAAGGGTCATCACCACAGCTTGCTTTGCTTCAAACTGCCTCTGGCTAATGAACACCAAGTCCCCATCTTCAATGAGGATGTCCCAGTCATCATCTAATTGTATGTCTGACATAGTATTGTTCTCTCATTGAAGATTAGGTGTTTATGGTGGTGGAGGTGGGTGCCCTGGTGCTGGCCCAGATATCGGGTCTATCCCGTGTAAGATGTAGGCTGCATACAAGGCGTCATGATCAGCTCTAAGCTGGTTCAAGTCCACGCCCTGGGCTGTTATTACATTCCCACTGGAAGTTATCGTGGCCCCGTTAGCAGTGATGGTGCCTCCCTCCATAGTGACGTTGCTGCTACCATTGTCAATAGATATTACGTTACTCGGGGTGATGGATATACTAGAACCTTGGAAGTTGATCTCTAGGTTGTCAGGGTTGAGGGGTTTATCTACCCCAGCCTGGGCTACAAACCCCAACACCACTACATCACTACTACCAAACACTCTATCTGCATCAGGGGCGTATGGCTCTGCCACATTGGAGGTTACAAACTCTTCTAAGGATCTCTTGCAATACCCTAGCCACACCTTATCTCCCACTTTAACAGGGAAGCTCACAAATCCATCTTGGTTGCCCTGTAGTACTACAAGGGCTTTAGGGATTATGTCAGGGACTATGATATCCCCGTCACCTTGCCGCTCCATAACTAATGGCTGTACTGACACACACCGTTCTGTTGCGTAATCAGCCACGCCCACTACAACACCGGGGGCTTGAGTTTCTATTGTTTCTTCTGCCCACCTACTCACCACTTGGGCGAATGTCCCTGCCAAACTCCTATAAGGACCTTTCATTACTAATCTCTCCTATAGGTTTTCCAGGACAACTTCAGTATCCCATGTGTTATCACTTCTAAAGTCCAGCTTATGTACAACAGAAACTATCCTGTATTCCCCATTGTATTGCCTATCTCTTCCAGTGAACCCTCTGAGCCTCGCTACGAGGTCCACAGTGATGTTTCCATTGAGGTATAGGGTGAGCTGTAAGCCATGATTCTCCGCCTCGTCATCCTCATTAGAGGGCCTTCCAGTGGCTATGTCTACCCTACCCATCCCCGCCTTAACATCATTAGGAGTGATGTTGAAGATAGTGGTGCTACGGGGTGTAGTGGTTTGTTCTGTTCTTGTAACCCCAGTACCCAGGGTTGTTTCTGTGGTGGGCTCTATATAAATCCTTCCAAGAGCTGTAAAGAAGTTTAGCTTGCAGCTTGTGCAAAGCTTCTCTATCTCATGGAACAACATACCCTTGGCCACATACCCGAGGAACATGGGTTTCTCTAATACCCTTCGCTCCTCTGTCCCTTCCTTGGGCAGCGTAATCCTCCCTGTAGGAACCCCCTGGCTTTTAACCAGCTCTAGGAGGTCTCTTAGCACCTGTAGGCGTGTCACCCCAGTGGCGTATGACTTGCTCACCTTGCTGTTACGCTTCGGGGTCATAGCCTCACCACAAATTATGGTGGTGATCTTATCCAGTTCTGGGAACTCGGTGCTAACCTGAATCACTTGAGCCACTAACAAGTCTGGAAGATCTTCTACCCCCACCCCTCCAGGGATGTTGATAGGATCGCCTTGAGCTATGTCGTACCCAGCTTTCAGGATTATTAGGTTATCCTTTTTGATGTCATTGATCGTGTCATCATCCAGGTTATAGATAGCGATCTCACATATAGCTCCAGGCTCTTTGCTCTGAGTGATGGTAGCTGTTATCTGAAGTGCTCTGGAAGAATCTCCAGATATCTCGAAGAACCGAGGGGGGATGTTGGTGAAGTATCGGACATCGCCTGTGAAGGGGAGTCTCTCACCTCGACCTATACCGTTAGTACCCCCGACAATAAAGCGGGGGTTGGCTATACTACGAGGGATGATCACTGAATTGATGGCAGGCTTACCAACGATGAGCCGGTATTTCCTTCTAAACTGTTTAGCCATTCAACGCACCTTAGTGATAGTTAATCTTGTAATTCGTCGTAACTTATATAGATAAGCTCGTACTGTCTGTCAATACCCAGGTTGTGTCTGCTGGCTTTTCTATCTGCTGCCTTGAGCTGCAACACCCCCAACATCCCATGATCAAACTCAGGTAATATCAAGTGCTCAGTGAAGAATATGCCCTCAACTAAGGTTATCCCGTTTCTCACTACAACCCCGTCAGTTGTGGATATGTCAAGCTTCCACCGCTCAGACCTTTCATTGTATCGAAATGTAAACTCGTAACTCTCACCCCCCAAGCTTACTATCTGGGTAGCGAATGAGGTATTAGGGACAGGTATTCGTGTTGGCATAATATTATCCTGTCTCTATTGGAATGATTCTAGGAGCTTTTCGTCTTGATACCTAGGGTCACTGGGGTTGTTGAACCTTGCTCTCGCCCTTGCCTCCGCTGCTGATCTTAACGACTGATCTCTCTTACTGATCTCTTCCTTGTTCCCGTCGTCAAATGAAGCAGTGGTGGTGGTCCTATACCCCTGACCTTGAAGTGCGTCTACATACGCTTGAGGCACATTAACCTCTGCTACAACCTCTAAGGGGATGATCGCTCTGGCTAGGGATAAGTTAACCTTAAAGCTCTGTATAATCCTAGAAGTGGTGCCATCCTGTCCTGGACGTTCCGCCCCAAATCCATGTTCTTCATCTTGAATGGTGTTAAGGTTGGTTATGAACCAATTAGGTTCCTCTTCCTTGTCCAACCTGTATTTAACAGAGAAGCTTGTGCCATTCCGCATGGCCCGCTCTAACCCATCGATGTAATCCGCAGTGCCCTTGTTATCCTGGCCCCCAGCAGACTTAACATCTGAGACAACACCATCAATGGTCATTGTCCACTGATCTTCCCTGTAGTGGTCAGACTGTGTAACCTTGGAGTGCATCGGGTTGGCGGAGAGGCTTCCTGGCCTCAC